GCGAATCGACCTCCGGGTTCATCAATCGACGTGTACTACAAGGTTCGGCCGGTCGGTAGCGGTACACCACTCGAGGATCAAGTGTGGAAAAAGATGACGCCGACGAGTGGTATACCCTCGAACGAGAACTTCGATTCATTTAACGAGTACGAGTTCACCGAGACCTTTGCCGAGGACTTTATCGTCTACTCGATCAAAATCGTCATGAGATCGGCCAACGAGGCGCGTGTACCACGTATTCGAGATCTAAGAGTTATTGCGGTAAAGGACTAGAGTGATCGGCATGAGTGCAAACAATAAAAGATACGCTTCTGTTGAAAAATATGATGGATACCTAAGGGATCTAAACTCCAAGGCGATTGTGTCGAACGATCGTGCGGGTTATGAAGTATTCGTCGCAAAGAAGAAAGAGAAGCGTGAGATGAAGGATCGTCTAGCACAGGTAGAGGCGTCACTCGATCGAATCATAGACAAGCTCGATAGCCTGGAGCACCTTAAGAAATGAAGGACACGATTACGATTCACGGTCGACCAACGATCGAGCTATACGACGCAAGTGGTCGACTTCTGCAGTCGCTGACACAGGACAACCTGATCGTAGACACGGGCAAGAACTACTTTCTGCGCAAGGCGTTCGATCAGTTCACGGGTTCCGAACCAGATCTCGAGACCATCGCACTTGGTTCAGGGACGACTCCACCGACCGTATCGGATACATCGATGGAGAGTCAGATCGGCACGTCGTCGGTGAATCAGTACAGCTTTCAGTCGGACAACGAGATCACTCTTTCTGCCGGTTTTATTCAGGGTGTCGGTACAGGTACGATCAACGAGCTCGGGATCCTTGCCTCTGACGGAACACTGATCTCAAGAATCGTTGTATCGCAGTCGTTCAACAAGTCGGCGACGGACTTTTTGAACGTTAATTGGTCGATACAGATCGGATAAGTTATAAATAGTACCATGGCAACGTACGCGAATCTATACATCGATCAGGGAGCGGACTTTAAGTCGACGGTTCTTTTGGAGGACACGAACACCGATCCTCTTGATCTATCGAACCTGGACTTTAGCGGTCAGATCCGACGCAGCTACCTGTCGGACACCGCGTACGACTTTACGATTACAAAGACCGAGGCCGACGACGGTGAATTACAGCTCGAGGTTCCGGCATCGGTCACGTCGAATATGCCTCGCGGACGCTACGTATACGACGTGTTCGCGGAGGACGCCGGTAACGGCACAACGTTCAAGGTACTCGAGGGTATCGCTGAGATCGTTCCAAGGGTGACGAGATCGGAATGACAAGAAACGTCAGAGCAACAGTAAGGGACGAGTCGGGTGTCCGCGTAAGATCGAATATATCGGTCTCCAAGCGGCTCGAGGAGTTCACAAACATCGATTCGACCAATCTTCAGGACGGATCAGTACTAGTGTATAAGACCAACACAAGCCGTTGGACATCGACGCGACTGCTCAATCAGCAGAACGTCGATGGCGGGGAATTCTAGCCAGGAGTTATTAAGGCATGGCCAGCACCATACGAATTAAAAGAAGTGGAGTATCAGGCAATCCGTCGACTCTCGGGTCGGGCGAGCTAGCCTACTCCGCTGCGGACGCATCATCGGTACAGGGAGGGGATCGACTCTACGTCGGATTCGGTGCCGAGACGAACGGCAATGCGGCCAATCACTTCGTTATCGGCGGTAAGTTCTTTACCGACATGCTCGATCATGCCAAGGGTACGCTTACCGCGGACTCGGCGCTGATCGTCGACGATAACAAAAAGATCAACGAACTCCTCGTCGATAACCTGAAGCTCGACGGCAACACGCTCTCGTCGACCAACGCCTCGGGCAACATCGTTATCTCGCCGGACGGTTCGGGCCAGACTGTCGTCAACAACCTAGTGGTCGACGACGGTACGGAACAACGCACGATCCAAGAGTACGTCGAGGACATCTCGGGCGGTCTGATTCAGGGTACGGCCGATGCTGTCTCGGTTACCTACAACGATAACGCCGGTGAGACCGTCATTGATCTGGTCGAGACCGGTGTCACCGCCGGATCGTACGGTTCATCGACAGAGATCCCGACGTTTACCGTTGACGCCGACGGTCGACTGACCGCCGCAGGTACCGCGAGTGTTGCGACCGTTCTGTCCACCGCTGCTGACACCGGTACATCGAACATCGATCTACTGACCGAGACGCTGACATTCACTGGTGGAAGCTCGATCTCGACGGCACTGAACTCATCGACCGATACACTTACGATCTCGGCGGTCGACGCGAGCACCACCGTCAAGGGTGTCGCATCGTTCAATACGAGTAACTTCTCGGTATCGTCCGGTGCGGTCACGGCAAAGGACATCACACTCGGTTCCTCGACACTGTCACTCGGTTCGACGACCGCGTCGATCTCGGGTCTCGAGTCACTGACCGTCGACAACATCAACGTCAACGGCAACGAGATCTCGGCAACGAACACAGACGGCAACGTCTCGATCACCCCGGACGGTGCGGGTACGGTCTCGGTCAACGACTCACGTATCACAGACGTCAACGATCCCTCGAATCCAAAGGACGCGGCCAACAAGCGATACGTCGACGATGTCGCACAGGGTCTGCAGGCACTTCCCGCCGCCGATCTTGCGACCACGTCGGATCTCGCTGCAACCTACGACAACGGATCGAACGGTGTAGGCGCCACTCTGACGGCGGACTCCAACGGTGCGTTTCCAACGATCGACGGAATCCAACTCGAGCTCGATGAGAACATCCTCGTCAAGGATCAGACAAACGAATACGAGAACGGCTCGTACATCCTGACACAAGAAGGCGATGCCTCGAATCCATGGGTACTTACGCGCTGCTCATTCTGTGACGAGGCTGACGAGATTCGAGGTGCCTTTGAGTTCGTAACACAGGGCACGCAGTACGGAAACACCGGCTGGGTCGCGACCGTACCGACCGACTTCATCATTGGATCGACGGATCCTACGTCCGATCCTAACGGCTTCGACGTTCGCGGCGACATCATCTGGGTTCAGTTCTCGGGTGCAGGCGTATTCACCGCCGGTGACGCGCTCGAGCTCGACGGCACCGAGTTCAACGTCGTACTCGCCAACAACTCTGGTCTGTTGATCTCCGCGGACGAGCTGCAGGTCGACTCGGGTATCGCCGGTGACGGTCTCGGATTCTCGAACGGTGTCATTGACGTTGGTGGTACGGCGGATCGTATCACGGTATCGGGTTCGGCGGTCGACATCGCCTCCACCTACGTCGGTCAGTCGTCCATCACGACTCTTGGAACGATCGGTACCGGTACATGGGAAGGCGACATCATCGGTCCGACCTACGGCGGTACCGGTGTCAATAACGGATCGAACACACTGACGCTTGCCGGAAACGTCGAGTTCTCGGGTGCTTTCTCGAGTGTTCTGACGGTCACCGGTACGACCGCGGTTACACTCCCGACGTCGGGCACGCTGGCCACGTTGTCCGGCACCGAGACGCTGTCGAACAAGACCATCGAGGGTTCGACCATCGGTGCGACCACACCGAGCACGGGTAACTTCACGAGTCTCGAGGCAGACAACGCGGACATCACGAGCACGACGGACGCCTCCTCGACAACAACGGGTGCACTGATCGTTGCCGGCGGTGTCGGTATCGATAAGAAGTTGTATGTCGGCACGAACATCATCGGTTCCGGTGCTGATACATCGCTGATCGACGGATTTGAGATCGACGGCGGAACGTACTGATAAATAACTGGGATCGTCGATACGGTCCCAGTATAAACAACTAAAGCCATCCTTTCTAGGAGACAGAAGGCAGCTGCCCTATGGCAACACAGAACAACAAGATCATACTCAAGAAGTCCGCGGTTGCCGGAAAGGTACCGGTGGCCACCGACCTCGAGTTCGGTGAACTGGCCGTCAACTACGAGGACGGGCGGATCTACTTCAAGACCGCCTCGAGCACCATCGACTTCTTTCAGAAGGTGTCGGACACCGACGACGTCTCGGAGGGATCGAACAACCTCTACTACACGGATGCTCGGGCGAACACCGCGATCGACAATCGCGTGACGCAGAACTTTGTGAACGACCTGAACGTCGACGCACAGACACTCGAGGGCAACGACTCAGACTTCTTTATCACCCAGGCCGTCGCGTTTGCGGTTGCCTTAGGATAATGAATTCTTGCGAACAAAAGTTATAAATAGTTGTATATGACGACAGAACAGGAACGCGATATCTAACATGGCCACGACACTTACAACACGTGTTACGTCGGGCACCGGCGCGACGGTCAAGGGAGCTCCTCTTACCAACGGTGAGATCGACGGTAACTTTCTGTCGCTGACGAACAACAAACTCGAGGCATCGAGTAATCTGTCGGACTTGACGAACGTCTCGACGGCTCGATCAAATCTGTCGCT